CATCTAACTATCCTAACGCAATTGATAATGCGACAGCAGTACCCGCCGCGTCTACATTTAAACCAGTCTGAGCTTTGGCTTGTGCAGCAGCATTCGCCATACTCAAATCTGTTAGCCCTGTCGCTACTCCGCCTGTAATCTCAGGGTTCGACATTGCCAAAGTGTCGCTAATACTAATGACGTTTGCCGAAGATCCGCCACCATCACCGAACACTATACTTACCTTACCACTTCCGGGAACCGTCACGTTACTACCGCTTCCCTGTGTAACAACTATATTTCTATCAGAAGTAAGCGAATTTTTAAAGAAAAAGAATGCTTGTGTACTATTCGGTGCAATCGTTAAGGTTACGTCTCCCCCCAAATCCGATCCTGAATCAACAAACTCAATAACACGATACATGCCATCTTGTGCGTTGCTCGATCCAGAAGATGGAGAGCTTGGTCGCACCGTCAAAGTATGTGTTGTACCTGATACGGTAACGCTTTTATATCCAGCTAACCGATCAAATATGTCAAAGTTATGGTTTGTGGTTGTACCCCACGAACCTGATTGTTCACCAGTAGCAGGCTTTTCTATTGCAAAATTTGTTGTAAAGGTACTCGCCATTTATTTCTCCTATGCTACGTTCTTCCAATCAGCGGCTTGTAAACGTTGCCCTGTAACAAAGCCTCTCGCTGGTTCTTTATAATTTGGCACAGACAAGGGAGCGCCCGGAGTTGCACCGTTTGGTGATGAGTATGTTGGATTTTGAACCGGAATAATCTGATCAAATACTCTAACATTACCTGTGTCTCCTTGCGACGCAACACCCGTTACGATAGCATCTGCGTTTGCTTTTACCGTTACATTACCAACATTTGTGCTACTAGACAATCCCGTTGTTACAAACTCTACAGAAATACCAGCAACAACGGTGCCGACTTCGCCAACTGCATATGAATCTCTGTCTACAACACGAACAACTATAGGAACATCCGCATTCGCTTTTGGAGTAACCGTGCCTACTGCACTGGTAGCTGTTTCACCTGTCGTAACGACATTACCAACGCCGTCTATAGTGACAGATCCTACACCGCCCGTAGCAGCAAGACCTGTTTCAGGTACGTTACCTGTACCCGTAACGGTAACTGAATCTAATCCACCTGTAGCAGCAAGACCTGTAACACCAACGTCAGCCGCAGCCGCAGCTACAACTGTGCCTACCGAAGCTGTTGCCGATAGACCTGTTGCAGGAGCGTCCGTGCTACCTTGCGCTGTCACAGAGTTTATTGCACCTGTGCCAGCAGAACCGCTTGGCGACACAGTTGCTGTACCTGTCGCCGTAACGGAATCAACAGAACCTGTGCTTGCTGAACCAGTAACAGCAGTGTTTGCAGCCGCTAAAACAGTAACAGAGCCGACGCCACCTGTAGCCGCCAGCCCTGTCTCTGGAACACTAGCCTCTGCAACAACAGAAACAGAGCCAACCGCACCTGTTCCTGCCACTCCCGTAACAACAATCGGAAGGGATTCGCCCCAAGCCCCTTGGGCCCATGTACCTCTACCCCAACCCGAAATCGTTGTCATTGGACTTTACCGATTAAGCGATACGGATAATAGCGTTACTCGCGTCCGCTGTTGGGAACTGAATAGTGAAGTCACCAGCAGTTGATGTCTTATCCCCACCAAACGCCAAAACGATAACAGCTTTGTCTGAAGCACTACTATTGTATATTAACGCGCCGTTTGCTGTAATTGTAGCTGTAGAAAACGTTAAATCAGCAAAATCTGTAAACGCGGTGGTCCCGCTTGTAGTAGGATCTACTCTTGTTAGAGCCTCCCCACCAGCAGTATAACCTGTACCAGATACCTCCTGTGATGTAGCATAAGCTGTTGTCGAAGCACCTAATGTTGCTGATGAAGTAAATAGAGCAAGCTTAAAAGTGCCTCCTCCTGAGTTTTTAAAGTTGTGTGTTCCTTCAAGAAGCTCTTTCTTGAAAGAAGTACACATTGCTTGCGTGATCGCCATGTCATAATCTCCTTATTGCGTCAGCCAGTTTTGGATGCCCTGCATCATTAAGGGCATTATACACGGTTGTGCGGTCACTGCGAATAGCTTCGCGCATATAAAATGCAACCACTTTTTCCATGTGTTTTTGGAACGCTTTCGCCTGATCCCTTATGGCAGGATGTGCTTGGTCAGATACACTAATCAGCTTTTCTACACAGCGTTCTGCAACCTCATCGGGAGTAAATCCTCGATTTTCTGTTGTCTGTACGTTGACGATTGGATCGCTAGGTACATCAAAATTTAATTTAAACATTATTGTTTATCCCTCACAACTTTACCCACACGATAATCTTGTGTGGTTTCTTTAGCTTCTCCCAACATTTTTAATCCCATAACAGCTTCTTGAAATCTTGCATCATAAGATTGCATAATGTCCGGCTCACCTTTCATAAAAATGTAAGCCTCAACTAATGATCCATAAAGCATAGCTAATTCGGCATTTTCGCTCAACCACGTTGTCCCGGTTCCTGCACCCAAAGTTAAACTGGCGGGCCTTGATAAATACTGAATTTCAACGGTGTAATCCTGATCAGGAGTTGGAGCTAACAAAAAGTTTCCAACGTCAAATTGACCGTAATATCTTGGTCTACCCGTGACGGTGTAATCAGGATGATAGGTTTCTAAAAAAGACAGATCTTTGAATTCAAGGAAGGTTTTTTTACCATCCACGGTAATAGACACAGAAAAAGGAGCTAAAAAATCACTTGGCGCTCCGAGATATTGAATGCCTGTCGTCATAGCACCTTGCAAATTACGCATAAATAAATTTAATTGAACGTTTTTTAAAATCCGTTCTTCGGTGTTTTTAATAAAACGCGGTAAATTATTTACAAAAGTAACTTCAGAGTTTTCTGTAAAATCCTGAATGGCCTGTTTTAATTCGTCATATGTGTAACTCATGGTGTGTTCGCTTGGCCTCCCATTCCACTATGGTTGGTGCAATAATAATACAATGTTGGAGCGCCAGAGGCCACTGTAATTTTTGTATAAGCCCCTGCACTTCCCGGAGTTCCTGTTGTAGTTACACCCGTGGTGTACTCTGTACCACCTCCGTGCGTACCATTTGCAGTTGTGCTAAAGCGTAAGGGATGTGTGCTATTGGTTGAGTCACTTTGGTCAAACCAATATGTTTCACCTTCATTTAATGTAAGCGTTGGAGATACAGATCCATCAATATAGAATTTATTACCTGTTCCGTAAGCATTTGTGCCTGTAGCGACAGTGACAGCATAATTTGTAACATTAGAGGTGACTGTTACAGAGCCGACTGAAGAAGAAGCCGAAATACCTGTAGGAGCAGCTATAACGTTTGCTATCAAGACAGTTACAGTGCCGACTGAAGTAGTGCTGCTTGATCCTGTAACCGAAACGGATATTCCTTCCTCAACAGAGGCAGTTCCAACAGATCCAGTCAAAACGGTAAATCCTGAGATTGAAACAGTAACAGAAGAAGGTAATATCACATCGACGTCCCCAACCTCTCCTGTAGCCTCGTTTCCTAAAATTTGTGGGAAGAAAATTGTGACAGTTCCAACTTGACCCGTGCCAACTAGATCATTTTCTTCAGCAATACCTTCGAGAGTTTTGAAACCAACCGGATTAAATCCGTATTGCATTGACCGCTGACCGCTTAAATCTTGCTCTGGTCTACTGTCAACTAAAGCTTGTGGATCTGAAACGGTTCTAAAAGGTCCTAATTGTGGATGTTTTGGTTCAAACTCATCGGGACCAACAAGCAAACCATTCCACTCGCGCCTCATCAGTCGGTAAGGATATTGAAACCCAGACCGGTCGGAAATAGCTAAAGCATTTTTTCCGGAGGCAAACTTACCCATTAGCTCACCCTAAAATACTGAAAATCAGGAACAACGTTAAAGTTTGATCTATCTCTATCTTCTGTTGCAGCCCGTTCAAACTCTTCTTCGTAAACGGCTTTGAGCAATTGAACCCTGTTTGGAGCCCTTTTGAGGGCAAGATAGTAAGCTAAACCCGCGGCCAAACACGGGTAAAACCTAAAAGGCATATCAAGAGTGTTCGTGAAGTCATCAGCGTCTTGTATTCTTGTTAATGCATCAAAATGAATGACGTCGGTGCTGTTTTCAGGGACGGGCCAAAGCTTTAATTTTGGAGTAAGCTGGCGGTCGAGGAAAAATTGATTTGGCCTACCTTCTGTAGTTTTTGTAGGAATTGCCAGATACTCGTCACGGCTTAACCGTTCTAATTGAAAGTCTGTACCGTCCCTGCGGACGACAACAGATAAAATATCTATTACGTCCGTCCCAAGATCATAATTACCGGTGCCAGATGTTAAAGTTAACGTTCGCTGTTTAATAGTCCATTGATTCAAGCCTCGATTAGCCCAATCAGCTAGAAGTAAGTTTAAAGAACGATTTGCGGACTTTAAATCATAGCCGGTGCGGACTTCAAGCCCACACCGCTCAAAGGCTTCTTCAATGTAGTCAGCTACATCTAATTCAAAATCTGTGCTTCCCGACGTTGCCATTTTACTTCTTCTTCACTGCTCCGCCACGACGCATTTTTTTAACCATGCCGCCACCGCGCATTTTCTTTACCATTCCGCCACCGCGCATTTTCTTTACCATGCCGCCGCCACGCATTTTCTTTACCATGCCGCCGCCACGCATTTTTTTGACGCCATTTTTCTTACGAGGTTTCATTGCCATTTGTCAGTCTCCTATATAGGTTTTCACGACGATTATACGTTTCAGAAACGTTATAATCACTTCCATAGCTATTATAATAGCCTCTTTTATTTAATTTGTCTGCTGCTACTTGCAATTTAGATAGTCTTTGAACAAAAATCATAGAATATTCGACCTCTGTTACTGGTTCGAAGTCAACTTCTTCTTCGAAATCACTGGGTTCATCGTCTGGATGGAATCCCATTACCCATATATCTTTATCAATAAACATACCCTCTGAGATTGCCGTATTTAGGTCATCAAGATAATTATGAAAGTCATCAGAGTTTTTTTGATTGTTTAAATCTATTATAATTGCCAAATCGAAAACATCTTCAAACTGCGATATGGTGCTATATAAAGTTTGATAATGCGGCTCATATTTAAATAAAATAGCTACTTTTTCGTCTATCAAAGCCTGTTTTGCATAAGGACAAGCGGGCAAATCGTTAAAAAAAGGACTTGGCTTTTCCAAAACTTCTGCGGTCCATTGCGTAATTTCATCCACAATTTTCTTTTCAACGCTATATTCAGGAAAAAAATGCTGTACATTCATGATTGAGACACAGACCCAGACGTTCTTTTACGTCTGTTTGACATTACCATTCCGCAACCTCTGGCTACAGCCGTACCTTTTATAGATTTTCCCTTGAAAGGACGTTTTGATTTTGTGTTTGGCACGACTCCGCCTAACGCCAGCTTAACCGTTGCAGCTTTTGTGTTAGAAACAACCTTTTTACCCTTTGCACCCTCTCTTTTCTTCTTCTGTGCAGTAGATTTGCGCTCAGATTTGCTTAAACTCTGCGCTTTTGAACGCGGTAAACAGCGATCTGGTCGTTTTTTGTTTTTTGATGTGCCACAAGGGCCAGCAATGTTGCCAGAACTGTCTATTCGGACCCAATCTTGATCTAACCAATCTTGTAATTTGCCCATTATCGGCCCTTTCTCTTACCACCCTTCGACTTTTTGGCGTAATTAGGGTCTTTACAGTATTTTGAGGCCGCTAAATTAGCGTAAGCGCTTGGATACGTGTCAAAAGTCCGCTGCGCCCAAGCTTTGCCCTCTGGACAAATCTTACTGCCTTTACTTTTTGAAGAAGCCTTCTTTGATTTTCTTGAATAATTTGACATTAGCACTTCCACCTTTTTCTTGCTTGTCGCAATCGTGAATTAGGATTTTTAGCTGCTTTTGGAAATTTCTTCATTTGACCTGCGGATCTAGCGCAAAATGATTTACGCCTTTTCGCATCCTTACTCCCGCGTTTTACCTTGCCTGTCACAGCCGTTTTTAATTTTGAGCCGGGGTTTTTTCTTCTGTAAGCGGCAACCCCAGCCTTTGTCATGCCCGCCCCCTTGCTGGTGGGGCGAAAATTCTTTTTATTACGCTTTGGCATTTTATCACGTTTGCGCTCTGCCATATCCGTGACCTTAATTAAAGAAAAACGTAACCGCTGTTATATTTGTAAGCACAGACACATGAATGTCACTCACTCGAATACCATTTGAAGGAATATTAACCGAATGGGTGTCAGATGCATTAAAATCCAGATCAAGAACGGTTGCCCCGCCGTTACCGTCAGTAACGGTAAGGCGAGGTGTTCCAGAAGCCGTCTTCAATTGTATCTGACGAATACGCGCAGGACCAACACCAACAGAGCCAGTGCCCGTAACGCGTTTTGCTTTTACATCAGAATCAGACATTTATCTCTTCCTTTACGCTACGTCGTCAAGTAAGGCTGCCACTATGCATGTTGCAGTCGCTGCTGCCGCCGC